CATAGTCATACTTGGCAGAGTCATCTAAAGCACCTGTTTGCGCAGCTGTGGCACGAATAGCCAAGTTACCAGTCGCTCCGGTAATAGTGATACCTGAGGCCTGTGTAAGGCTGATAGCGGCTGTTGCGCTGGTGGTTGTGAGTCTGAACTGCATGGCTGCTGTGTAACCTGTTAGGTTAATGGCTGCGCCTGTTGAATCTTTGTATGCAATGTTTAGATACCAGTCAGCACCTTGATCAATGATGAAGTTATATTGCTCAGCCATTATTTGCTCCTAGTAGAGGTATTTGAAAAAAAGAACCATCGTCATCACCTTTGTGCGTAAACGAGATATGAAGGTGCGATGTATGGGGGTCAATGCCGGAATACTTGCGCCACTTCCACTTAAGAATGGGTGAAGCAATCTTTCCGTTGTGTATGACGTATGCAATGCGCTTGTCTGTTTTGGCGGCAATCCTAATCTGATCAGCAAGATAGGTTGCGTTGTTCTTTGCTCCACCCAAATCAGAGTCAATGTCAATGGCACGAACGACCATAGTAGGTGGCAAAGGATTATGATCTGACTTAGCCGTTGCATGGCGAGAGTCCCCAATCCAGCCATCGGAACGCCTATCTCTATCTGGGAAATGGTCATCTATCTGTTCCCTCAGCTGAACGCCTGCTTTGGAAAGATGTGGTTTCACGCTATTAGTAAAGCCGCTTCATCGGCAGTAATGCCTAAACGCTTTAGGAGTTCAGCTTTAGCGATTGCCTTAGTTGCCGCCTCTGCCTCTGCTGCTGCGCGATCTGCCTCAGCCTGAGCCTGTGCTGCCTCTTGCGCCGCAATTTCTTCTGCGGTTAGGTCGCGCTCTGTAACCTCACCAGTTGTGCAGTTTACTTCGATTGCCTTTGTCATTGTTTCTCCTTATGAGTTCTTGATGCCGTATAAATAGAATGATGAAGTTGAGACGAAGTTAGAAGCATTTATGCTTGCAAAAGCGATAGATGTTATTGCGGCGGTTATGGTTGCCAGCCCTGCATTTGCGTTTATGTAAGCATCTGCTGCACTAGCCGAATTATTCTCTGCAACACTAAAATTGCTAACTGGTTTATTTTGTGAAACGGTATATGAAGGAATGTAAATTTCAGCGTTATTGAATGTGCTTGTGGTGGCGGTTGCGCCATCAACCCAACCATTGCGAATGTTTGCTGCACTCGTTGTTCTATTACTCACAACTGTTGAACCATTACCGATAAGCGTTGTGGTTGAATAACTAGTTCCACCAGTGCCGTTGAATGTCATTATCATCAAATCATTTGGCCCTGCGTAATCTGTCCGAGCACTAACGCGCAAAACCAAATCCGTATATGTCGCAGGGATTGACGAGAAGGTAACACTCGCAGCAGATGTTGTAAGTGTTTGGGCTTGAATCAGCGTATATGTATTAGCCATTATGCCGCCTTTATTCCATAGAGTGTGGCGGTTGTGCCGATTGCAAGATTGCCACTAGCAGGGCCTATGTTTATAGAAGTAATTGCAGATGTGCTGCGATACAAAGAAACTCCTAAAACAACTGCTGTATAAATTCCACCATTTTCATCGCCAATAAAATTAAACAAAGCGGTTTTGTATGTAGATCCAATGTAAGAAAATACATCTATTGTAATCATTTTAGGAATAGTTAAAGAACCTTCTCCTTTGAGAGCATTTACATCTATGTTTGCCCTGTTTAAGTTTGTGCCACTACTTGCAGTTGTGCCATCGCCATTTAATGTTGTTTGTGAATAAAGATTTGTTTGGTCATTATTGAACCAATAAAAAATATCAGTAACAACGGATTGCGTTCCTGTAAATACCAACCGCAAATCAGTATAAGTAGCAGGAATAGAACTAAAAGTTATTGAAGCAGCAGCAGATGCAAGTGTCTGTGTTGCTATCGGTTCGTAAGTTGCTGGCATTATGCTTTCACCCCATAAAGTGCAATAGTCGTTGAAGTTGTAAAGTTACCTGTGGTAAGAATCAGCGAAAGACTACTAATAGCTGAAGTTGAACGCCAAAGCCCAGAAGTTAGACCAACTTCGCCACCTGCTGCGTTTTTATCAAAGCCTTGTAAACAACGAACTGTTTTGAATTTTGAGGTGGAGGCATAATCTAAAATGTCCATAATTGCTACATTGGGATAAGTAGTAATTGTTCCAGTATATTGACCCAAAGTTTGTATGCCAGAAGTTGAGGCAGAACCATTTGCGGCTGCTGCTGATCCGTCTCCAAATACTCCGTGCATTGCATAGTTGCTGGCAGTGTCTCCATTGAAAGTCAGTTGTAATGCAGCAGAAGCAGAAGCAACCATATTTACTCTGATTTGCAAAGCAGAGTAAGTTCCAGCAATAGAACCAAAAGTAATTGTTCCACTAGCACCTGTGCCAGTAGCAGTTGCAATAGATTCATAGGAAGATGTAGAAACAGCGACACCTGATCCTGTGATTCCAGCAATAACGTTACCTATCATTAGGCAATAGCACCAACTACATACCAAGTATCTGTTGCAGTCTTAATGCAAGCAGCGGTCTTGTATTGTGCAAGGGTAGGAGATGCGGCTGTTGCGCCAGCGGATAAAATTGTGGTTGTGCCGGAAGTAACTGCGCTAATCGTAACTGCGCCAACTCCTTTGTTTAATACTGTGATTACTGTGCCTACTGGGAAGGCTACTGATGCATTTGTTGGTATCTTAAACGCCACGGCTGTTGCCTTGTTCATAGGGACTAAGGTTTGATAAGCATCGTCTAAAACCGCTGTGTAATCAGTTGTTGCATCTGCATCAACTGTGAAAGCCACAAGGCCGTTATACATCGCAGCTGAAAGAACATCACCGGTTGCTGCTGGAAATCCTGTTGCCATTTATTACCCCTTAATATGTCATTACTGACGTGCCGATTATACCGTATAAAGAACTGCCTACAATGAAACCATCCACTATTGGCTCAGATGTTGTAAAGGTTGTATTCCAACTGTTAGGTGTTATCTCGTGTTGAATGCCCATACATTGCAAAGTCTTTTGAATCGTAGTGCCATCTTGGGCTACGTTTGTTATAGCCATTGTGTCAAAGAAATTTAGATTGAGGGCAGCAGAAATGCCGGATGTGTATGAGGGCGTGTTTAAGTCTAAAGTCAAAGCATCTATTCGGATCGTAGTCTCAGCGCGTGTAGCCACATAAGTCTGGGCTATGTTTAAGGCTTCTGCATCTGTTTCGACTACTAGGTCTGTTACGTTGATTGAGTGTGGAAAATATTTAGTTATAGAAGCGGCATTGGTAGAAGTCTGGGCTGTGCCACCTGTGCGTGTTATAGAGGCTTGGTTGATAATCAGTTTGTCATCAAAGGCAAAAACTATGTTCTTATAGCCGATGCCAGAACCGTCATTGGCGAAGATTGTAGGGTTTTGTCCAGACTTTGAAATAATATAACTGCGTTGATCAAACACGGCATTTCCGCTGGGGCTTACGTAGAAGGCACCTTGCTCTGAAAACTCTACATTCTTGATTGCAGATAGAGAAGTGCGCGATGTGGCTGGGTCTGCCTGAACTGTGGAGTTTCCGGTGTTAATGTCTCGCATTGATGTTGGCCAAGATACTGTGTCAAGAATATCGTCTATACGTGCGCCTGTTGTCTGGCCTGCTGAACTGCCTGTAACGCTAGTTATGTTAGCCATGTTGAATAAACGGAAAGCATCGCTGCACTCAATATCTACAAAGCCAATATCTTGGTCTTTAGGATAGGTGTAGTTGTAACCGATTGTGTATCCTGAAAACAGATATATACCATCGCCAGATACACGTATCTTACGCAAAGGAACTAATTTGCCATAATAAGGAGATGCAGGATTCTGTGGGTTCCAATCGCCATTTGGATCATAAACTCTTACTGTGGCTGTGCCAGCCTGAAACTGGTCTTGTAATAGGTTATAACCACGTCTAATGCTTATATTGCCAACCTGTGATGATATGTCCACAATATCGGCAGCGGTCTCGCCTAATACATCTACGCCTAGAACTCCGTGTGCAGGGTCTCCAATAGTAAATGGATAACCAAAAATCGGCCCATTGCTAAAGTCAAAAGTTACTCCTACAACAACCGGATAGGACACTAGAAGCCTGTTCCGTTCCTACGGAAATCGTTGGAGTTGCCGTTGGCTGCATTGGCTACTACTGCTGCGGATATGCCGTATTGAGCTGCGGAAGGGTCAATAGAAATTACTACGTTTGAAATTTGAGCATTTGTTGGACCAAAGCCAGCAAAACTAGGTGGAAGGTAAACCTGGTCTGAAGGTAAATTAAATTGTGGGTCATTGGCATCTGCCAAAGCAGCTGCATAATCTTGCGCTAGGAGTTCAGCACCGCTAATAACCTGTGGTGCGCCTAGACTGCTCAAAACAGTGCGTAGGTCTAGCAGTGATTTCATTGCTTCTATTGCAGATTTTGCGTAGTTGCCAAACGGATCAACGCTGCCTGCCATCATTGCAGCAAGTTGGACTGATAGAAGTTCTTGTGCTAATTTGGCAGCGGCATCTGAGTTGCCTAAAAGTATTTCGCGTTGCAGTTTAAGTCTAAGAGTTTCATCTTCAGTAATTTTGCCTTGCAAGGCTGCTGTATTTTGAATTAAATCCATGTTAAATACGGCATTAGATTTGTCAAGAATTGCTTTGGCTTTTGCTAGGGCTGTCTGTTCTTTAAGTGCTTTTGTTTGCTTGCCTGCTAATGCAGCTAGTTCCTTTTGACGTTTAGCAGCATCGGCATCAGCCTTCTTGCGTAGAGCAATAGTCTTGAGGGCAGCAGGAGACATATCTGGCATATTGCCGGACATTGGATCATACTTGCGGTCTTTAGTTGCCAGCGTATTGCGCTTGTTGGACAACGCGCCAAATACTTTACCCAGCAAAGATGCACCGCTGTATTTAATTGCTGTGCCAAGAGCCGCTGCAAAGTCGGCAGCAAACATAGCCATCTTTTCCATATTAGCTGTGGCTTTGTCAATATCGCCGCCACCAAATGCTGTGGTAATTGCATCAACTAAACCTTTGCCAATAATCTCTTTGGCGTTATTTGAAGCGATAGCCAGAGCATCAATCTTGCCAGCGTAAGTGTCAGCGGCTAAGGATGCTTGTCCGGTAAAGGTTGAGTTCAGTTTATCTTGTATCTGTTGGAATGACATTGTGGCCAGTTCAGCCTGAGTCAAACCTAAGTTGTATTTACGCAGTCCGCGTAAGTTGCCAACGTAAGCCTGTGATAAATCTTGAACTGTGGTTGTAAGATCAACGCCAGCACCAGCAGATGCGTTAAGGGCAGTAGTCAATAATTCTTTAGACTTGGTATATGACTGGGTTACTTGGATTAACTTGGCAAAAGATGGCCTCAAGAAGTCATCATTGACGTGGTAAGTTCTTTCCAGTCCTTGAATAAAATTCTCTACGTTTGTTGCTTCGTAGGCTAAACCTAAATTGTCAACGGTTTTGCTTAATTGTCTGGCTGCTTTGTCATCTTGAGCAAAGGCTTGTATTGATTGTGTGGAATACCGGAAAGCCTTTTGTGCGCCAGCCAAACCAATATAGGCTTTTGCTAGAGACTTAACTCCTGCTTGTAATCCAAAGATGTCTTTGTTGGCTTTTTGAAATGCGGGTTTGCCTTTATATTCGGCTGCAATTCCTACGACTAAATCAGTTGTTGCCATGACTAAGCACCTTTCCTAGTCTTAAATTTAGCAGCTGCATTTTGCAACGCCTTGATAACTGCGGCATTGGCTCGGCCTTGATCTCTATTCCATGCGGCAAACATGGCGCGGCCTTGTAATCTGCCAGCACCTTCTAAACGGCCTAGAGCCTGTGCAAAGTTTGGTCTGCTGCGCTTGTTAGTTCCGGCAGGCCTACGCCCAGCGGTTTCATAAATTGCACCAATAGCAGACTTATTATGAATAGATGCTGCGTAAGAAAAGCCACGTCTATTTGGCTTGGATGGTGTTGTTCTAAAAGTTATGCCACGCTTGGCAATCTTAGAATCCCATGTAGGGAATCTTGCTTCGCTCATGGCTCTTGGCCGCCATCCGGATAAAGGGCTGACGGCTGGCACTAAATTACGAGCGTGTTGGACAAGTGGCTTTAACACGCCTGCCATTTCTTTCTGTGTTTCTTTGGCTAAGTCTGGCTCAAAGTTGCGTAGCGCGTAACGGAGTTGCTTAACGCCTCTTAGTTCCGTTGGCATTATTCATCTCCTTTGCCCTGTCTTTCATAGCCATTAAATAAGTTTTGAACATTCGCACATCCATATCTATAAAGGATTGTGCAGGGATACCCGTTTCCAAACTCATTCTTGCGATGAGGTAATGAAGAGTATCCCTAGTCAGTCCAAAGGGATGTCATCAAGAACTTCCACACGCACAAGCGTATCTAAGAAATCTGCGCCAAAAGGCTTAACAGTTTCTCCCGATCTGCGGATACATTCCCAAGCAAGCCAATAAACATCGGTCTGCTTCTCATCCTCACGGAAGGCTTTGTGTAAGCCTTTCTTTGCGTATGCTTCAAATGCGAACTCTATTGCTGGTGTGATTTGGTGAGTAGTATCGCTACCATCCACCCTTATTATTCTTAACTGTGCCATTTTAGCCCTTTTCTTTTAGTTGTTTAGAATGTTCCTGAGCTTGCTAGATCAGTTTTGCTGTTGCAAGTAAAGGTTATATCAAATGTTGCTTCATCAGCCACTGCGCCGTTGATGTCGGTTAGGTTATCAACAAGAATTGTGCCTGTGTAAAGTTTGTTTGTTGCTGATACTGCTGATGACTTATCTTGAATTGCTGAAAACGCTACGGTTGTGCCGTATGCAGTTTGTAGGGTTGCAAGAACTGATGATGCTGCTGTGTCGTTCAAGAATGATACTGTAATGGTGTCAGCTGAAAGTCCGGTAACGAACTTGTGGGCTGTGTCTCCCATAGCAGTAACTTCTAGTTGGTCTGCTTGTCTTGCTAAAGAAAATGCAGTTACGTGATCTGATAGATCAACAGTTGCAATCTTAAAACCAACTTTGTTGTTTAAGAAAATTGCCATTGTTTATTCCTCGTCTTTCTTGGCTGGTGCCTTTGGGGTGGATTCGATTTGACCAATCTTTTTAAGAAAAGCCAAATCCTCAGGTGTTAGATTATTGGTCATATTAACTCCAACTCGTTAAGATACTCAGGCGGATTTCCGCGCTAAGAAGGTCTCCAGCAGTTGTATCAACAGATACCCCAGACACAGAGCCAATGTTATAGTTTAGCGATGAGTCAGCTAGTTTATTAAACACCGCAACAGCAAATGTTTCTATATTTTCTAGTGAGCCTTGATTGTCTAATAAAGGTAAATAAAGTTTTAGTCTAAAGTTAGCCAAAGGTGCAACAGTTATGTGTTGGTTGTTACTTGGCGTAATGTATGGATCATCAGGTTCTACAACTACGCTGCAGGCCAACGGACTGGCAGGTGGAAATGCAAATACCTGCCATACCGTTGGATTATCTAAAGCCTGCGCTATGGTAGAACGGAGAGTTGTGACGGCAACTGTCATCCGACTAGCCCATTAGGATTTAGATAATTCGCAATCAAACCACGAACTCTAGCAAGTAGTGTGTTGCCCATACGATAAGGTGAAGGAGTAAAGCCATCTGGTGATACGCCACCAGCATTTGAAAGTTGTCTTGATTGATAGATGTCCACAGCAATTAGGGTGGCTGCTTCTCTAATCTCCGGAATTGTTGCAAAGTCTATGTTAGTTCCAGCCGCTACTGTTGCAAACGGTTGGATTGGGTTCTTGACTTGATCTGAACCTGTTGCTGCGTAACTAATTGAATAGTTGTAGGCGGTCAAAGAATAGTTTTGGTAATTCAAGGCTGAGACTTGTGTTGCGCCGTTAATCTCAGTAATTGTCTTTGTGCCGTTGAATGGTGATCCGGCATTTGTAATCACAACGCTCTGGCCGACATACATGCCATGAGGTTGTTGGAAATAAAGTGTGGCTACATTGCTTGTCAGGCTTCGCGCAGCTGCGTAATAGTTGTTAAACCATAAATGGCTTTTGATGATGTTCTCAGCCGCTTGGCAGACTTCCTCAACTACTGAATCTGCATAGAGAGTGCCAATACCTAGAACTGTGCGCAGTTCTGCATTTGTAACGTAAGTGGCTGCCATAATTTCCTCTCTAATTAAAATTGAAGGGGCTAAGGGCTACAAAGCCCCTTCAACACTATTGCTAAGTGTGGGTTATGCAACCATCCACTTGTATGCGCCTGCTGCAACCTTAGTTGCGATTGCGCCGTAGCCGTAGTAGGCAACGTTGATTTGACCGGAAGCAATTACTGCTGCTTCTAGTTTGAATTGTGGTGATTCATACCATGTGTAAGAATCTGGGTTAACAATAACGATTGAGTCATCGCCTGTTCCTGATAGGTTACGATCTACGTAAAGGTTTAGACCGTTGATGTTACCGCGTAGTGAAACTGGTGATGCGTTACCGCCAGCGTTCATTGGATTTACTGCTGTGTAGATTGCGCGGTTTGTTGAATCAAGGAGACCCATGATTGCGCCCCATTGTGTTGGCGAAACTATGATGTTTTGTGCAAAACCTAAAGTGTTTGTGTAGATGTCAGCTGCGGCATCTGCTACGAAGTCAAGAAGGTTTGCTGATGACATTGTGCGGTTTCCACCGTCTGTCGCTGCTGCAAGAACTACTGTTGCAACGCGTGCATCTGTTGCCTTTGCGTATGCATATTCCATGTTCTTAACAAGTTCAGCAAAGAACGCTGGGCTTGAGCGATCAAGGATTTCAACAGAAAATGTCTGTTGTCCAGCAAACTTCTGAACTGTAACTGAAAGATATGAATCAGTTAAATCGGTATTGCTTGGAGTTCCTGCTTCTGCTGTTACTGCAACTGTTGGAACTTGTGTAATTTTAGGAATCTGAAAAGTCATCCCTGCATCAGGCAAAACTCCTGAACTGATAGCTGAAATAAACGGACGATCAGCATTTGCAAGTGGGTTGATAACTTCTGTTAGCTGACGTGTTGGAACAAGACCAGCGTTGTTTGATGTTGATGCTGCTGCACGAATGTATTGACGTGCATCGTCATCACCTAATTGTGCGCGAACTGTGTTCTCTAGGAATTTTTCCTTTGTGAACTCAAGACGTGGTTCAGCGTAAAACGCTGCTGTTACTGTTGGGCGTGAGGCTTCAACCGCAGGGGTTTCTACAACAGCCTCAGGTGTTACGGCATCTGGAGTATCCAAGATGGCCTCACTTTCTGGTTGGGTTATTTCGGTTAGTGCTTCATCTACGGTTTCTGCCGCTGATGCTGCAACGCTAGTTACTGCTGCTGAATCGAACGCAGCTGCTTGCACAAGACTTGTTTCAAACAGTCTTGCTGATTGGACATAGAGAACGCCGCCGCGTGGCTCTGATGCTAAAACTTCGACTCCAACACTAAGCCCTGAACGAAGGCCGTCTGATGCTTCGATTAGTGAGTCTGTTCCGCGGCTAGTGTTGGAGACTTTGAATGTTGCGTAAACGCCGTCTGCTGTTTCATTGAAAGATACGGCTTTGCCGATAGGTTTTTTTGCATCATGTTCAAGCAACAGCTTTGACTTACCTGCTTCCGGCAGTTGTATGCTTCCATGTTGGAATACAACTTTGCCAATTGATGTCTGGCCTATTTCGCCATCGTAAGGCACAATCTTGCCGGAGATTAGTCTGCGGCCTTGATCGCACTCAATATCGCTACTGAACGTTAATTGCACTTGCGCTCCCATTCGGTGAAAGGTTTTCCATTGCCATTGCATCTTGAACTGTAATAAGTCCAAGGGTAAGCATCTTTTCAATTACTGCTAGGCGTTCTAGTGGGTTAGCACGTAAAAACCCAGAATCTAAATCGAAAGAAATGTATTGAGTAGAAGGCGTAATATCATTCATAGATAAACGCGCTTCGATTGCTGAGATAAACGGTTGCAAAGATAGAGATACAAACTGGCGGCGTTCATCTTGCACGTTTGCATAAGTCATGCTGTTGTTCATGTCTGCTGATATGTAATATGCAGGCACGTTCATTAAACGAGCAATTTCCGTTGCCATGTATTGCTTTGCTTCGTTTAGCATCATGTCTTTAGGTGAGAATGATGCTGGTTGAAATTCTAGTGTGCTTGTTAAGTAAGCAGTTGAGCGATTATTACGTGCATTGCGCCATGCAGCTAGTAAACCTTGAACTTCGTTCTCGCCTAAGTCTGCGCCAGTATTTTTAAGAACGCCGGAAGGCATTGGAGTTGCAGCGGCTACGCTGGCTGCTTTATCTAGATCAAGTGCAGCAGTTAAAGTCCGTGCGCCCACTTGCAAAAGTCCGTCAGTCATGCTTTGGAATGTTACAAGTGATCCGAGACCGGACATTGGGCGAACTGAGCCATCGACTGAATAACTTTCAATAAATGTATTTGATTTATTGTATTTAGGAGTTACGCGAGAGTTTGCAACCCAGTTGAAACGAGCAGGATAACCATTGTCTGCATAAACTTCTGTAATTTCCCAATAAGCAACGCCAAAGAATATAAGTGAATCAACTGTGTATGCCATTGTTACTGCATAAGGTTGATTTGATGATGGTTGATCCATCCACGGTAGTTTTGGCAATTCCTCATCTGTGCGCTTTAATTCTAAGCACAATTCCATTGCAGCGATTGTGTTAGCAATTAGGTTACGACAGCGATTAACAGCTGGTATTGACATTGCAGAGATGCGGTCAATAGATAATAAGTTGTAAGGGATTTGGTATTGGTAAGTATCGGCCATTACCGGTGGTGCATACTGCGCTTCAATAATTGCTGGTCTGCTAAAGCGAGAGAATAAACCCATACACCAATCCTACCCTATTTAGCAAGTATTATCTCACATATTAAGACGTTATACAAAAATTTGTGGAGTCGATTGTGGGCGTGTCAAGTAATGCACAATCATGGCTGAACAGATTGCGCTAGTTACATCGCCAGCAGATTTTCTCCGGACTATGCGCCATCCAGCATCATTTGTCTTTGCACCTACGGAGAACCATGACTCAGTTAGTTCTTTCTGACCAGAGTGGACTAAACGGACATTGACAAACGCATCTAGTATTTCACCGCATGCTTGGTAGAAGGATTGGCCTGAGCAATCTTCCATTTTTTGCCCTGATTGCAATAACCTTTGAGCAATAGAAGCTGTGGCGTATTTGTCATACATAATTACACGTGGCCTAAACTTTTGCGCCCATACATGGACATCTGCTGCCATTTTTAGATCATCAATAGCGACATCGCTAGTCCAGAGCTGCATAAGTCCCAGTTCTATTTTTCCTGTGGCTTGATTTAATTTGCCAGCCAGTAAAGCACCAGATCGCTTTGATGGAGATACATCTATGGCAAATACGATATTGCCGCCCGGAGTAATTTGTAGATTTGAGTCGGATGTATCTGTAACCATTTGAGTTGTAAATGGGGATGTCATGCTATCTACCCATTGACAAAGCATTTCGGTTCTTGTGTTGTTGATTGGGTTTGTTGCTACTGCTTCTTCCAACGTCTCCTCATCGATAAGTTTGCCGAGAGAAGGGTTAGCCATAGCCCAAGCATTGCGATCGTCAACTTTGCAATGCGCCGGAGCAGAATACTCATACCAGCCAAGTGTAGGTGATGGATATGACAAAGCACGTTCTCGCAAGTCATTCAGCACAACTGAATAAGCATCACCAGCGTTTGAGCAAACTAAAGTCTGCCCACCAGTAGCGCGAGTTGTTGGTCTGGCCGCTTTCCATCCTTCCTCAGATATTTCACGCAGCTCATCGATAAATAAGAAGTTGGCAGTAAGTCCACGGCTGCCGTCTCTTGTTGCAGCAACTATCTGATAGCGATTGCCTTTAAGTGTGGTTATAGATTCTTGGCCGTTTGCATAGCGGATCTGTTTAATTTGGTCTTTTAAGAAGTCATTATCCATAATTGCGTTGGCAACTTGCCTAAAGGTATCTAAGGCCATATTCCGGTTGGATGACATACCAATAACCATCTTTGAGTCCCATAAGAACAAATGGGCAAGAATAAGCATACGTGCAACGTGTGTTTTGCCATTCTGACGTGCAATCAGCAGTCCTATGGTCTTTCGCTTGAATTCTCCAGCTGAGTCAATCCGAAGCATGTCCTCTAGCACCAAATGTTGCCAATCCAGCAACGGCATCCCAATTTTCTCCGCTAGATCAGCGACTTCTTGCACACGACTATCGCCTTTGATAAACGGAGTGTGAACACGTGGTTTTACCGCGCCTAATAGGGGTTTTTTTCTTGCCCCTCTCTTGGCTGGGCTTGCTTTTGTAGTCATCAGTTAATGGTTGGGTTAGTTTCGGTTACAAAAGGGTTCTCCGGAATGACTGAGGCTGCTCTTGGAGAGAGATTGCCTTG